ATCAGACCGTAACGTCTGCCACGACTTCAGGGACACAGCGAGCGCACACTATCAATTTGACGCAGACCGGGGCATCGACATCGAAAGTTCTTGAAGCGTTCAAGGTGAACATTGACGCAAACGTGATGACCGGAGACTGGGTGAATGCAATCGTTGCCCGGGTGGATTATGGGGCTTCAGGAAACGCAGGAGGCGGAATGGTCGCGCCCTTGTGTGCGGAACTCTCACTCCCCCCGGCGACTCCGAACGGTGGAGCTTATTATGCGGCTGATCTGGAAATCGAAGCCCCTGAAAATTATGTGAACCATGCGAATTTGAGTTATCCGACAGCATGGCTTAATTTCGGGGTGTATGGAAACTCTACTGCAATCGGATCGCTTGAAGACTACGGGTTTCTATGGAGAATGGACGGGTTCACAAGTGGAACCGGAAACATACTTTATAACAATACCGTCAGAAACAGAATCGGAACGACAACCTGGTACATGCCGTTGTCAAGCGCGGAAGGTGAGTACGAAACCGCCTATCTGATTGATGTTACAAACACAACAGATGCCTCAAGCTTGACCGCAGGCTCTATCCAGACCGACGGTGGCTTGGCAGTGGCAAAGCAGATATATGTCGGTGACAATATTGACATGAGCGTATCAGCTACGGGGACTTATGACATCACCCTGAATGATGGTGAAGCGGATGCGTTGTCAATTGTTCGCGGGACTACGGATGTGATGGTTTTTAATACCACAACTCCGAGCGTCACAATCACACCGGCCACTACGGTTACGGGACAGCTTACTACAAGTGCAGGTATTAATCTGGGAACGTCTCAGTCAATCGTAGCGACAACCGGAATGACCATCGGAAGCAATGCCGAAACCGTTGCGATAAACTCCTCGGATTGGGATATTGACGCTACTGGTATCATGACAGGGATCGGCAATGTAACAATGGGCGAAACCTTGACACTGCTGAACGGCGAATCGATCAGCAACGGGACAAACGGAACCATCACCCAGACCGGGAAATCTGTTATCGCCGCAACCAGGGTTGATAATACCACAGGCTATGAATATTGGCTTGACGTTGGCGGTGACATAACATCAACTGGTGACGGTACTCATGGAGCCAAGACGTTTGGCGTTAATTGCAGTCTCACCCGGGCGGCCGGTGTGAATACGGCCAATGGCGATATGGAAGACGCACTTATTAAAGGCACAATTACAAACCGTGCGATTGCCAATACAGCGTCTTACATTGTGCGCGGAATTAATGTCATGGCTCAGAATAGAGATGGTGACGCGGGGCAGGATGACGTGAACTGGCTCGAAGGTGCATATATTTCTGCAAAGAACCAGACCGCACTCACAGGTACTGCTGAGATGAGGGGTGTATATTGTAGGGTCGATCTGGACCCATCTACTACAGCCACGACTGAGACCGGGGCTTTAAAGGCAGAGCTTGACCTTGATGCAAACGCTCCGTCTACAAGTTACGGCGTACAGGCTTACTACCAAAGCGCGGGGTCTTATACACTTCCTCAGAATGCTTTCTGGGTGAATACCGGAACTTCTGACAAATGGGAATACGGGCTCGCGTATAAAGCCGCAAGCATTAATAATGCCGATATGCTGTTATCCAGCGGAGCCAAAGTCTTTACAGGAACCGCCGCTAATGGAAACGCGGTTTATGCCGAAGTCGGAGCAAAGGATGCGACAGGATCGATTTACTTAAGCACAGGCAATGGGTATCTTTATATCCAAGTAGCGAACGCCGGAGCCGCTACTGACTGGTTCAAAGTCACGGCGACAGACGCGGATTAACATTTAAAAGAGAGGACGCTATGAAACGAGTTATTTTGTCAGTGCTTTTGGTAGGTGGGTTTCTATTCTCACAAAAACTTTCAGACGATCCGGTGCAAGTCAAGGACGCTTTGCTTGAATCTATTCTTTATCAGAAGAAACAGGCGGAGCAGATTGACGAACTCACGGTTGTAATAAATCGGATTGCCACGGACTTGAAGAAGATCGAGACCGCGGCACAACTGGACAGTCTGAAAGAAGTCTATAAACTCAAGGATTAAAGATGCCTATTTATCCTTATTGTGTAGTGTCGGATGTAGAGGGGTTCAATCAGCATCGTCCGGCATATACGACAGGTACTAAACCGACGCTTGTACAGGTCACCGAATTTGTCTGTGAAGTAGCTTCCCGTGTGTGGTCCTCTCTCACTGCGGGCGGTTATGACACAGACAACATTCACCAAGTCAGCACGACCGTAGCCCTTGCCCTGGCAGCCGGATCGAATAAAACCGCAGTGGTGGCAAGTGCGTCAGGGTGGGCGATAGGTGACAAAGTAAAACTCCAAGGCACGGCATCCGGGGTTCTGAAGTGGGAATACTGCAATCTGATCACTATTTCAGGAACCACGTTTACACTTGATACAGTCGTAAACGCTTACGATGCCGGAACGCTTACGCTCTATCTCTGCAATCATTCCATGAGAATCTTGAGGACGTTGAACGCTTTGGGCGCGGCGGCAATGGCCGAAGAAAATACGTTCATGGGCGTATCTCCGAACAAATCAGAACACGCGGAAATTTTATGGGCAAGGTTTAACGGTTCCAAAGAAACTAGGGACGGCTTATGGGCCATTGAAAACATTCCCGGGTACTTGCCAGACGCAGACCAGACCACAGAAGCGACAGGCGATATAAGACCATCAAGCTACGGGTCGGAGCATTCCACAGATGCAGACGTAGAACCCGTGATGACAAAAGGATATGAGTTTTGATTGCTACTTTCAAATGGGCGAATACAGACCAATGGACAGCCGACTTTTCAAGGTTCCAGAATGATTTGAGTTTGGAGTCTGTAAAGATAGCCGCGGGCCAGATCGTCCAGAACTTTTACGACGTTGAAAAACAAATATTTGCAAATGAAGGATCAAGCGGGAGTCATGGGAAATGGCCCGAACTTACAGAAAAATATCGAAAGTGGAAAGAAAAAAACTATCCAGGAAAAGGCATAATGGTTTTGACGGGCGCGCTCATGAACTCGTTAAATTCACAAACCGAGGGGTCGATCGCAAACGTGTCAAAAGTTGGGAACTCATGGAGAATCGTCTTTGGAACGGATGTGAAGAGTAAAGACGGGTTTGATTATCCGTTGCATCATCAAACCACGGGTAAGACAAGACGAACAATCGATCCTACAAATCAGAACCTTATGGTCTGGTCGAGAATCATACAAAGGCATATTGTGAACAGTGCAGAGAAGTATGAACACGCGTTTGATAGAGTTACAATAAACAGGGAGCCGACATTTGACCGGGTATAGTAAATATTCGCTTGTCCCTATTGACGCTCCGGGTGCAAATCAAACCGATCTTAATTTAATGTTTACGGTCACCTATAGAGCGGCCATGAAAGCAGATTTTTCTGATATCCAATTCACAGACTCGGACGGGGAGACGTTACTCACACAGGCACGGGAGAGCTATACTTCGGGAGTTACTTCGGTATGGTGGATCAAATTACCGTCTTTAACAACAGCCGGTAAAACGATTTATATGTACTACGGGAATCCAAGTGCTACGTTAAATTCTACTCCGGAAACGGTTTTTCCTGCTTATCACGACGGCACGGGTGATTTAACAGACTTTACGGTGAATGATGCTACTTACGTTACGCTTTCAGGCGGTGAGATTGTTTTGAACAGAATAGCAGCGTCCCCAGCCGCCGCTTATGCAACATGGAATACAGCCTACGGAACAGGGTATGCTATAAGGTGTAAATTCAGAGTCAATGACTTGACAACGACAGGAACTGTATTTATAAGGTGTAGCTTAACCGAATATCTTTCCATGAAATCCAACGGGTGTAAATGGAATTATTTTGGAGGCAGTACGGCAGCTACTCAGATTGCGGAGCTTACTGATTATATAGTTGAAATTCGCAGGGTCACGGGGAACCTGACAAGATTTTATCTGAATGATATATTAGAGGCAAGCGCAGACCCGAACAGCTCAGCGTCAAGTGCCTCAGAATTCAGGTGCGATTTGTCGTACATGTATTTGTATGTGGATTACTTTTTTATGTATAAACTTCCAGATGATGGAACTGAACTTGACCCTCCGGAAATCGGTGAAGAGATTCCTATCCAGGTTGGGAAATACTGGGATTTTGCTTATAAGCAAGGAACGGCTTGGGGAACGGCGGTTCAGATCGGGGCGAACGATAAATTATATCTTAATAATATAAATACATTG